TCAGAAAAGCCGAAGCTGTATCTTTCTCTAGCTTTGTAACGAACGTTTCCAGTATCAAAGTCGCCTTCCATAGCTGTTCTTAAAGCTGCTCTAACGAAGTGTTTAAAGCCATTCGGCGTATCAGTCTTTATGAACCAGGCATTAGTGTCATTCAAGTAGTGATTGACTCTATATCCTTCTGGAATCATATTCATGTTCGCGATAGCGTTAATGTCATTGTCGGCAGTTCCAACTCTCAACGGAGATTTTAAGATTCTTTCAGCTGTAAATTGTAATTCTTTTGGAAGTATCAATTTAGTCCCTTGAATAGAGATCTTAAGCCCTCTTTCGTCGATGAATGCAGCAATATTAATAAGTGCTGTTTCTAAAGAAGTTTCACTTAAGTCTGCTTGAGTTGTGAACGTGTTTGACAAGTTAGTGCCCGAAACAGTTGGGTGGGCTGTGCTGCATAATACAACACCGTCACCACCAAGTTGGGAAGAACTAAACGCATTGTTTAGGATTTCCGCCCCTTTAACTTGTTTCGTGTTAGCCATAGAACGAGCTAATGCCCTCGCATAACGATTGCCTAATCTATCGTACAGATTATCTTCGATTGCTTCTTCAGTTATAGCGAATGCTAGTGCCACCGTTTGGTGAGTGTATCTTGCGGTGAACGCTTCTTTTGCGTCATCGAAAGTCACTGATGCACCTTCTGCTTTAGTAGCTGCGCTACCAAAACCAGAAAGCATTACTTCTTCTTCAAAAGCTCTGTCCGACGTTTCTGTCGTAAAGATTTCAGCTGTTTCGTTTGTGTATCTGTCGTACTCCAGTCCGAATAGGGCGTTAAGACCGGGTTCTAGTTCTTTAACTAGCTGTGCTCGTGATATTGCCATAGTCTATTCTCCTATTACGTTTGACCTACAGTACCAGACTTATACGAGTGTGCATTGATAACAACCAACACATTAACCCCCGAAGAGGCTGTTATGTCGGAATTATTAGGATCCTGAGAAATGTCGACAGCTTTCAAAACGAAAGTTGAAGACGAATCTGCTGTAGACACATCTAAAGCTTCTCTACCTTGGCCAGATAACGTAGACCCAGTTGTCGCTACAATTTTGTAATTAGCGAACAAATGAGAAACCGTAAAAGTAGCATCCGCATTAATTTCGAATACTACATCTGGACCATCGATAACTTGAGCCATGATGTCATTAGCAGAAATTGTTCCAGGATAATAATTTTTCCACGTCGGTTTGGAAGTAGTCGGGTCAGTATAGAAGACTCCGTTGAATACACCAACAACAGGATTGTCAGTTGCTCCAGCTCTTTGGACTGTTCCATTGAGTGAAGTCATTACCAAGTCACCTTGATAAAGCGCTGTCGCATAGTTTTTAAGTATACGATACCTGTTTTGTGCACCATTATACGGAGATCCGTCTAGTTGTCTCGACGCTCTTAGACCGAAATTTCCTGTTTCATTTGCCATGTCGTCGTCCTTGTATGGTTACATTGTTAAACAAATTCGATAGTGATATCAAAAAAATTATTTTTTCGAACCACCACCAAAGGTTACCCTTGACTGCCTTTCTATATTGATCGGCATCTCAGGTCGCTGTTCCTTCATAAGATCACTATCAACCGCGGTCATTTGGTCTTTAGTTTTTTTCTCAAAATACTCTTTGCGTGATTGCATAATCTCTTCCGGTATCCTTCCCAGCACATGGCCACCAACCCCGATGATCCCTTTATATTTACCTTCCTGTATGTTCGGAAAATCATTAGGACCAATTTCTTTTTCAACTTGGTCTGTTCTAACAAATTCCCAACCTTCTCTTAAAGCCTTAGAGACATTTGCAGAATCCATAAAACCCATGGTTTCTGCTCTAATCCATCTCTGTACAAAGCCTTTTGGAACAGGCGGAGCATCTAAACTTGATGGTGGAGTCCAATCCGTTTTGCGTTTTTGTTTTTCTCGCGTTTCAGACTCGCGCGGTAACGTTTTCATTTCACTTTTTTTCATAGTTTTCTCCTATTTAACGTATTTCGCGTATTCCTCTAGTGGCACCCCTAATTTCTTAGATATTGCTATCTGTGATTTGGTGAGTCTCACAGTTCTGCGTCCACCTTGATTACGCACTGCAGGGGCAACGGTTGTGACGGGTTTCCTTTGCTCCTGTTGTTTTTCAAACTTCTGCGGAAAATAATTCCGTATTCGTTTGTCGAGTTCCTTATAGTACTCATCACTGTCGCCTACAACCCCACCCTCGAGTAAATTTTTATGGATTGCGAGCGCTGCATCATGCATGACATCATCATCATGGAACCAATCATTATCGTCAGCCCAGCGTTTAGCACGCGAACTTGGAACTGGAGATTGAGGAGTAGCAGTAGGCGGAATAAGTTCCGGACTAGGCTGTTTTACCTCTTGTTCCTTCAAAAACTTAGTTTGAGCCAACCTTTCCTTTTCAATCGCTAACTTGGTAAGCTTCTGATTTGCCTCAACAATTGATTTTGCGTCTTGTCCTTCTATTGCTTTTTGCAATAAAGTATTTGCTGCAAATTCATCTGTTTGAAGTCTTTTCTCAAATTCATTTAAGTAGTTTTCCTCCATTTTAGGATACTGACTTTTGAATTGAGTGATTTCATCTTTTAATCCACGAGCATAACCTAGAGCCGCGTCGGCCCTTCGATCCGCTTCGCGTCTTGCCTTGGTTAATTTATTGATTCGTTTTTGTACGACGGTGGATGCTTTTTCTAAACTAAAACCATCATCATCCTTTTCTACAGGGGGAAGAGTTTCTTTTTCCTCTACCACATCAATAGGCGTTTTATCACGAACAATTTCTGCACCTTCAGCTTCTACTTGTTCTTTTTGAAGATCAACCTCTTTAGAAGACTCCTCTTCTTTCTTTTCATCTTTAATTTGAATATCTTGATCCTTTAAATCGTCAGTATCAAGATCCACTTCAACACTTCCTTTATTTAGCTCTGTTTTAGCCATCTTTCCTCCTAGTATAAATGCAGTATATCCTCTGGATTACTGATTGTTGCGATGATTTCATCATCGTTTAAAAGTCGGATCTCAGCACCTTCTATTTTAAAACGGGATCCTGCGTAGCGCCCAAAAATAACCCAGTCACCTTTTTTGCACCATGGTCCACTTGGAAAACGCCAAGTATCTCTGTATGCCTGAGGCCCAACTTTTAAAACATACGCACAAACGGTCGTCATTTGGATCGTCTCTTGCGTTTTATCAGAGAGTATTATTCCTCCCTTTGTTTTTTTAACTCCTCCGTAAGGTAAGACTAGAATTCTCCAACCGGTTGGTTGGGGCAATCTATCAAGAACTGATTTTTTGAGAGACTTAGGATCGAGAAAAAGCTCTTTAACTTCTTCTGCAGTTTTGTACGCATTAAGCAAAGCTTCTTTTTGCTTAGGAACTTTCTTCTCCTGTGTCTGTGATGTCATCGGGCTCCTGTTTCTTTAGCAGGTCTGTTAAATCCTGTCGCAGATCCTCATTGGATCTGATTTGTCCTATTATATATTTATATTCAGAAAGGTTGTCAACTCCTAGTTTAATTTTAGTGGTTAAAGTGTCTATTTTAGGCTTTAAAATCTTATCTTGAATGTATTTTATGGTGTGATAATCCACGAATTAGATTAATCCTTTGTAGTATTTTCGGTAACTGGGATTCGATAAAGTCTTGCCATCAACCCTTCCTTTAATGTACCTCCCATAATAAGGATCCATGCTTCCCCCTGATTTCTTTTTCACAGGCTTACTTCCATATGCTTTAGTCCATTCACGAGCTATCTTTGGCTCATGTTTCCATAAATATCTACGTTGTTTTTCTGATTTAAAAGGCATTATTTCTTTTTAGATCCACCGTTTCTCCATATCTGAGTTCCCTTGATGCCGAAAATACTCCCGACTACCAAAATCCACAAAGTAGTGAACCATGTTGGTAACGTGGCAAAATATTCAAAAAAGAGTTTTACCTTCTCCATTGCCATCGGATCGTCACTTACCACCGCCCAAGCCAGGACCACGATGGGGGCTGAAATAATTACTAAAACGAATTCGTCCTTAAAATCTGATTGCCGGGCCTCTAAAAGTTTTCCCTGGTAAGCTTCCTCGCCTCGCGCCATGCGTTCTGCATGGAATAAAGCAGCATCCGACATTGCAGCTTTTGTCTTTTGTCTATTTTGATAAATATGGCCTCCTGTTTTCAGAGCCAGTTTTGCTAAACTAAACCACATACTTATTTATCCTTTTTAAATTTATGTTTAAACAGTCTATCCGCGTTTTTCTTTCTTCGTATACTAAAGTATTTATACATTTTTTTCAATATCGCGATGGCCGGTCGTCCACGGACACGCCAACGATATAAAAGTTTATGATGAGATTGTTTAGGAGTTCGAATAAATAGATAACCACAATTAAAATAGTCGGGAAAAGCTGTAACAACGTCTTTTTCTGCCATTTCCACTCCTAAAACTGGAATTTTGTAATTTTTTCTAGCTTTTTCAAGGAAAAAATAGCCTTCACCATCCACAATTCCTGCGAAATAAGCTAGATTATTTTGTACCAATGAATTTTACCCCACGACCTGGTTTAACGGCACCATAACCTTTAATGCCATCGGGTCTAAATGGACATTTACCGTGTGGGTTAGGTCCTTTTTTAGGGGGAGGACCAAAGCGTTTACCGCCAGACAATCCTCCTTTTTTAAATTCCCATCCTTGGTAAGTTCTTTTGCGAGGATCGGGCACTTTCTGACCAGAAACTCCAAGTTGGTGTTTGTGTCCATGTAGTGAGTGGTCATCGCTAGCGACGCCCTTTTGAAAATCGAATCCCATATAATAGGGTTTCATAGCAAGTTTCTTAACGGGTTGAACGGGCGTAGTACCAGCAGTTTGTTGTAGTCTATTTGGATCTCTATCTGGTCCACCATCCCCCCTAGTAACAGGAGGTTGTATAGATTTATCACCTCTTTCCCAGTAGGTTTCTGGTTGCTTTTTTTGGTATAGCTTTTTTAAATATCGAAACGTAGGTGCTATAATCATGGACGAAATAGGATCAATTCCCGCGTATTGGAATCCTTGACTTACAGCAACATCTCCTGCTGTTTTTTTTATATCAATAAGAGGCTTTCCATCGCCCCGTTGCTTTTCACCATCACCTGTAGTTGGAGGTTTAATCTCGCCTGCTACCTCCCTCATGGTTGGTCCATATCTTGTTGGTGATTTTGGTGTACTAGAATCTTGACTAGGATGACCTGGACTTCGTTGATTTCCTTGTGGAACACCTGCTGATGTTCCAGATTTTCCATGATGTACTGGCATAATATTTGGCTCCTGTTCCTTGTATTATTTTCTATTTCTCGCCTGTTGTCTAGCTATAGCCAA